GCTTCTGTTTCTGTCCTACCATTAAAAGATAGATTCCAGATCCTAGGATTCTGGTTTATGCCAAATTGCGCCCTCTGCTCATATCCATCACCGAACTTAATTGATAAAACAGCAGGCTTTTTCTTTAAAGCAGCGCCATAAGAAGGAATATAGGTAAATGTACTCATGCCAAGATACCGCCTGCTCTTTTCTGTTTAACTAATTCAGCCTTAACAACATTACCAATTAAGACTCCTAATTTATTTCCTTGATCGGCATCTACTGATCCATTTTGCATATTGACATTAACAGTAACATTGCCAACACTAGATCCGCTATTAGGAATAATCATCCCATCAGTAGAAGGCACAAAGGTTTCTGTACCGCGCTCGCCAACTAGATAAGCGCTGCCTGCATTTACTTGCCCACCGAATGCTCGCATACCGCCTGAATATGGTGTGCTGAAATCTGTTACAGGCGCAGCTCCGCCAACTCTAGTGCCACCAAAGCCCCCAGTAAAGCCAGAAGTAAGAGCGCCAACAATAGGAGCGACAATGGCTTGCCTAATCATCAGCTTTGCAATATCAGAAAGAATAGAAGTAACCATAGAGCTAAATGCTTGAGCTGCTGTTTGACTACCGCTAATCATATTAAATAAGCCATCTTCAACACTTCTTAATGAGCTTGTTACTAAGCCATTAGAAAGGTTTGCTAGGTTTCTAGACTCATTGCTATATTTTGCTAAAGCTACTGCTGCGCCATATTCATAAGAGCCATTTAAGCGCTCTTGTGTTTCATACTGCTCATTAGCTTGAGCTACTGCATTCTCATAGCCCCCAGCCAAGATCGCAGCCTGCTCATTGTAATCCTTGAGCTTTAATCTGCCTTCTTCATATTGCTTAGTAATCTCTGATTGAGTATCTAAGAAAGTCTTAGTAATAGTAATAAGATCTGCCTGCTGTTTCTTCTCAGCATCAGTCATAAACATTCCAGCAATATCTAATTTAGCTTTTGCTGACATTTCAGATATAGAAGCAGAAAATTTGCTATTTGCATCCTGCGCTCTGCCTAATCCTTTTGCATATTCTTTTGCTTGCTTTTCTATTTCAGCAAGATCCACAGGCACAGGAGCATTCTTTGTACCTTCTGGCTTAGGCACAGGCGGATTCATTAACTTATCTTTATTGAGAAGTGTTTGCAAATCAATAAGAGTTTTCTTTTGCTTTTCTAAAGAAGCTAATCGCTCATCTCTAGATGCGCCTAATGGGAAAGCCCAAGCATTTCTAACATTAACAATTTCTTTTTCAATCGGCTTAAGCTGCTCATCATAATCAGTAGAGCGCAAGCCCATCTGTAGCATATCCATAAAGCCCAAGCCATTAGCTCTAGCTACTAGGAATTCAGAAGTTAATCTATTTAAGTAAGGCAATATATCATTAGCGATAGATTGACCTAATGCAGATCCTACAGTAGTTAATCTGGTTATATTGTCATTAAATAATTCTGCATTCTTAGCAGCATTAGTAGAGATAACCGCGCCAAATCGCTCTAGCTCATCTCCAGCTTCTTTGATGCCAGCAGAGCCAGCATTTAGCAAAGGAATAAGATCAGCTCCAGCTCTACCGAAAAGCTGTACTGCTAAAGCTGTTTTAGTAGCGCTATCTTCATAGCCAGCAAATTTATTAGCTACTTCATCTAATACTTGACCGCTAGATTTAAGAGTGCCATCTGTATTCTTAATGGAGATGCCCATTGCAGCAAAGGCATTGCGAGCTGTGCCAGTATTGTTGGCTGCTTCAATCATGCCTTTAGAAAGCCTGACTAATCCGCCCTGCAACTGACCAGCATCAACATCGGCTAACTTAGCTGCATACTGTAATTTAGAAAGCTCCTCGACTGATAAGCCAACCTTCTGAGCCATCTTGCCAGTAGCATCAGCAAGATCAATCTGAGTCTTAATAAAGCCAGCAGCCGAACTAGCTCCATACAAAGCAGCAAGAGATCCTGCTGCTGTCTTAGCGAATGAAGAAATCTGCTTAAAATTCTTTTCAGCAGTATAAGAAGCCTTAGATAAAGCAGCAGTAAATTGTGCTGTTTCAGCAGTAAGAGAAACTACTAATGATCCTAGTGAGCCAGCCATTATTTATCTTTCCTCTTTACCCTGTGCGCAAATTGCGCTTTTATAACATCTGCTGCCTTTGCTTTTGGCGCTTCATCAACTCTGAAATATGCCAGCCATTCAGTAATTTCAGCGCTATCCATCCTTCTTAACATCTCTCCGACTGGCATCCCCAACTTCAGGGCTAAATCAAAATAAAACCTTCTTTGGGGGCGGAGTTTTAGTTTTTTGTTAGATTATCTAATTCTTCTTCAGTTAATCTATTTAACTTCTGCGCTACCTTTACACATCGCTCAAGAGCATTCGCTGATTTCTGACCTAGCAAGGCAGCATCCTCATTAGAGAAGATTCTTTTACCATCTTCCCCAACAGCAGTAAAAGCAACTAACCTAGCCCGAATATTGTCTAGATTAGTGCCTTTAGTAGCTACTAGGCTTTGCTCCCAAGCATCTCGGCTTTCGCCTGTCATTAAGGAGATGTATATTTCGCCACCCCACTCAGGAACTTTTACTAACTCTTTCTTTACATCATTTGCTGCCAGTATTGCATCTCTGTTTAGGAGTGTCATTTTAGCTCGCTGTAATTGCGCCTGTGATTTCTAAAGTTACATTGGCTTCCACTACATTATCTACTGCGCCTGATACAGCAAAGCCAGTAACAAAAGCAGAAAAACTCCAAGTAGTAGAAGGGCTATCATCTGTGAAAACCATTTTAAAGTTTGTTTCTGTGCGAGCTGCTCGCTTTGCTCTCAAAGCGATATGCTGGGCATTATCAGGAATGTAGTTAATAGTAAAACTTAACTGACCTTCATCTGCTAAACCCATGCGCTTCTCTTTAGCAGCAGAGCTTAAATCGGTTACATCAATAACCGCAGCAGAGCCACTCGGACCACTAAAGGTCTTAATTTCTGGAATGGTAGAAAATACTTCAGGAGAAGCTCCATTACCAATTTTGATTAACATCCCTTGTGCTTCTAAAGCTGCTGAACTCATAATTAACTCCTACCTAGTTTGCCATACATAATAATCCTGACTGATTCTATAAACATTCAAATCAGGCTCAAATAAATCTTGATCGGTCTGCATTGTAGATTTTACTACACCGCTTTCCATTGCACTTCTTACTGATTCTGCCAAAGATTTACAAGCAGAATAAGTATTTGCATAAGTATCCACCTGAATCCGAACTAAATCAATAGTTGAACCACCATCTAAAGTATTCTCAGGAGTAGATGAAATCCGAGAATAAACAATATAAGGAGCTGCTACTTTCTCAGGCGCTACCAATGGATAAACTTTACCACTAGCTAAACCAGATAGAGCTGCATAAATTGAAGTTTCTATAGTCATTTTTTAGCCAGTTTCTTTGCTTGGGTTTCAATAGCCTTGCCTAATCTTTGCTTAATTACATCTACAGCCTTAGATTTATTAGCTTCAAAAGAAGGTCTTAAAAATGGCTTTGCTTGCATTTTAGCAGTTCCGAACTCCAAAAAGCGCCAATAATATGCCTCGCCCTGAGTTTTATATGTTTTTCCTACTCTACCTCTCCTGCGATTATAGGCAGTATCTTTATACTGGGCTTTGCCTTGGCGGATGCCTACAAAGAAGGTTTCTCTGCCTGTAGCAGAATTGCGCCTACTTCTGTAGCGATAAACAGCAGTTTTAAGATTGCCAGTTTCGCCTGTAGGTACTCTGCCCTTTACATCATCTACAATTACCTTAGCAGCAGCGCTTACTGCGCTCCTTAGTGGTCTAGCCTGTATTTCCTTTGGAAGCATCTCAAGAGCCTTTTGTAGCTCCCTCAATCCCTCTATTTTGACTGTCATCATGGCTTTTTGACCAATAGCTCTACACCATCAGCTCTGCCAATCTCAGCCATATACACAATGTCATAATCCACACCATCATAAGTAATTAAGGCAGTTTCATCGAAATCTTCCCTAAAGCGAATGCGGAATTTAAGAGTAGCTTCTGGAATAAACTGAGCTGCTGCAAAATACTCGCGCCCAGTTACAGGCACTTTCTCAGCCCATACTGTAGCTAAAACTGTATAAGTAAGGATCTCAGCGCCATAAGAGTCCCTTGTAGAAGTCTTTACTTTGATCTGAATTCTGCGATCTAATTTTCCAGCTTTCATAGCTTCCTCTTAAAAACAAAAGATCCAATATCTTCTCGACCTAAAAAAGTTTCTACATTAGTAAACTCTACTAGGGTAAACCCGAAATTACTCATAAAAGCCATTAAACCAGTCTTAGTCCAATACCAGCAATGCTCATCTGGTCTAAAGTGCTTACTGCCTAGAATATGCTCTTTGTCCCTATAAACAGGGCAAGAAATAAAAGCATAAGTCTTAATATTGTCTAGCAGAGCTGTAGGGTTATGGATATGCTCTAAAGAATCCCAAAAGCTCATAGCATCTATTTTACTTGGCTCTCGGTATTTGCCAACTGATTTCAACCAATCTACAGCGCAGGGATTAATGTCAAAGCCATAGCCATTAGGCAATTCTTTAATAAAAGCGCCTGAGCCTATGCCAATATCTAGCAGCTCATCGAACTCATATTGATTCACTATATCTAAGCGAGCCTGATTGAGCTTTCTGCCCATATCGGTCTTTTCCATCTCCTGATACTTCTGCCAATAACCAGCATCATAAGGAGCTTCTTCTACAGGGTAATAGCCTATTCCAAATTCAGGAAGCCAAAGTAATTTATCTTTCAAGCAGCTCTCCTAAATTATTCATAAATGATCTTGCTGTAATAGTTTCTACATCCATAGGCTTATAAACCCTGCCAAGGCGATCAGGATCTACCCAATTAGTTTGAAAAGCCCTATGGGTAAAGTAATCTGACCAAAGCATCAGAGTAGGGGTATTGAGATGCTGACTAACTATGGTATTGCCACCGCACCAACCCACAAAGGCAGAAGCACCCTTGATAAGCCCGAATAGCTCAGTAAGAGTAGTTTTACCGCATAGATTGATTACCCCATTATCTTCCAGCTCTTGATTAAATGGCTCATCCCATGAGCTTCCAGTAAGGATCAATTTATAGCCTTTGATCTGCTGCATCAAACTTCTAATTTTTTCTGGGGGCATCTTTGCTACCCAGTCTTGGAACATCCCATGATTACTGAAATAAAAGATGATGTAAGGCTCTGTATAAGGCACTACACAATCATCAGTCTTAACCTCATAATTCCAGTTTGTCTTGTATTGGGGCATGATTGTATCCATGCTATGCCCTATGCGCAGGCTGCCATTAACACAGATAAAGCGATCATATCCTCTAAAGCCTTCTACTACATCCTTAGAGCCATCCATATACATTTGATGGAATAAGCGCTTCTCTTGATTATTCATGGGCGCATTGTCATATCCAGCAAACTTAACAAAAGGAATCCTGCTTACAAAGCCATCTGCCCTAGGTCTGCCATCAAAATTCCAAATAGTGATCTCTGGGATAGTGCCTTTGCAGTTTTGCTCGATATAGCTTTCCATCTTGAGCATCACCCAATGAATATCACCGATTCCGCATATAGTTAGGATTCTCATCTGTTTTCTCTGCTCGCTTGAAAATGCTCAATAACTGGCTTTCTACC